GGGGGGATGGCGGGGATGAAGGGGAAGTTCCAGGATGAGGGGCTGCGCGGGACGATCTGGCCGGGGGATTGGGTGCCGTACTTTGACTCGGCCGTGGAGTTGACGCGGGCGGGGATGGAGGCAGGGCTGTACGACACTATTCTGTCGGCGCTGATCACTGGTGGCGGTCATCTGGTGGATGACGTGGGGATTCCGTTGACGATTGGGTTCAACGTGGAGCATCCGCGGGCGGTGGAGTGGGCGACGCGCCACGCGGCGGGGCAGGTGACGCGGATTAATTTGGCGACGATGGAGGGGATCAATCGGGTGATCGTTGAGGCGGTGAGGGAGGGACATTCGTATACGCGAACGGCCGAGCGTCTGGCGGCGCTGTTTGAGTTTTCGCCGGGACGGGCGGAGAGGATTGCGGTGTATGAGATCGGGACGGCGTATGAACAGGGGAAGCGGATGGCGGCGCAGGAGATGGCGGGGCAGGGGCTGCAGATGGAGCGCAAAGCGCAAACCGCTGGAGACGGCCGTGTCCGGCCGTCGCATCGGGATAATCAGGCGGCAGGGTGGATTGGCCTTGATGAGCCATTCCCTAGCGGGGATGACACGTTGCCGTCGGACCCTGGTTGCCGTTGTGCGATTCTTTATCGCGTGGCGAAAGATTAGGATGGAGGGTGGCGAAATGAAGGTGAGGCTGCTGACGAGCGAGCCGGCGACGGGGTTGTTTGTGGTGTCGCGGCTGATGGAGATGGAGGAGATGGAAGCCTTCGCGGGGCGCGCAAAGGCGAATGCGGCCGAGTTGGTGGCGCGAGGCGAGCTGGAGTTGGTGGCGGTCGAGAATTTGGGAGCGCGGTTGATTCCGGCCGGGGAGAAGGGGATGCTGGTGACGATGTGGTTGAGTCAGGCGGAGTTGGTGGCGAAGCGGGAGCAGGGAGTGATGGCGCGGCTGTTTGGGGGCAAGAAAGCGCGGCCGAAGATGAAGCGGCGATAGCGGGTGGAAGACAGCAGGTGGCAGGAGAGTGCTGGCGATGTGCGACGAAGAGGTAAAGACGGCTCCATCAACCTCAACAGCTCCATCAGTGGAGGAGCAGTTCGTTTCGCTATGGGAGGTGGTGGAAGGGCTGCGGCAGGAACTGATTGAGTTGCGAATGGATCGGCGCAAGGTGATGCTGGAGGAGTTGGCGCGACTGGAGGAGCCGCTGGTGGAGCAGGGGGTGATCGCGCAGAGGACACGGCCGCCGAGGCATCGGGGTGGGTGAAGAGGAAGGCGACCAAGCTCCACCAAGATCAGAATGATTGACATACTACAACAGCATATGATATAGTCTGGGTGTGGGCGCGGAGGGCCGCGGATAACTGAATATTTGGTACTGTGAGTACATAGTGCCCCGTTTCGTTGGACTGCAGGAGCAGTCTGGCGGCCGGGGCTTTTTTGCGTTCCACGAAAGGAGCTGGGTGGGTATGGAAAGGTTTTTGTTTGTTGATCTGAGTAGCTTGACGCCGGGGAAGCCGTTCGCGGGTTTCGCCGTGGGGAAGTTCGTGGACATGGACGGTCGCGGGGTGGAGTTTAAGCCGGCGCAGTTGAAGACATTCCTGGCGAATACGCTGAAGGCGATCAAGGCGGTGAAGGAGAAGGGGATGCCGGGGCTGCCGATTGACGCGCGCGGCCACGACAAGGGGGACGCGGCGGGGTGGATCGTCGATGCGTCGCTGGGCGAGGTGGCGGATAGCGAGGGGCTGGCGGTGCCGGTGATTATGCTGGCGGCCGAGTGGACGAAGATTGGGCTGGAGCTGCTGCGCGACCGGATCATGGCGAACTTCTCGCCGACGGTTGATTTGCGGGGGAAGTCGATTCGGGGCGGGAGCCTGACGAATTGGCCGGCGAGCGTGGACGGGAACGGCGTGCCGCTGTTTCCAGCGGTGGAGCTGGCGCAGGGGCTGCGGAAAATTGCGAATTACGAATTACGAATTACGAATGAAGTGGCGGAGTTGGAGGAGAGCGTTGAGGACTGGTTGGCGGTCGTTCGTAATGCCTGGTATGAGAAGTTCGGCCGCGGGCTGGTGGACACCTGGGTGGTGGAGACGTTTGAAGCGTACTTGATCGTTGCCGTGGATGGGATGACCTATCGCGTTGGTTATCAGGCTGACGAGGACGGGATCACGTTCGCTGAATGGGGCGAATGGGTGAAGGTGGAGCAGGCATGGGTGGAAGCGCAGATCGGCCGGAAGCTGACCGACGCGGAGTTGGGCAGGACGGCGCGGGGCGCGGGCGAGCAGGGAAAGGCGGCCGCAGGCGCGGCCGGAGGTGAGGTAGGAGATCAAGGTGAGGTTATTGATATGAATCCTGAAGAGTTGAATGAGTTGATTGCCAAGCAGGTGCGGGAGGCGCTGGCGGCCGAGTTGCAGCAGTTGCACCGCCCCGCCCCGGCCGGTGAGGCCGGCGACGGCGGAGCGCCGGAGTTCGACGTGCTGAAGTTTCTGGAGATGAGCGAGGCTACGGACGACGTGGTGGACGCGTTCAAGAAGCAGATGCTGGAGCAGTACGACTTGATGAAGAAGCGCGCGGGTCTGGAAGCGGCCGACATGATCGCCCGCATCCGGCGCGAGTCGGACATCAAGGAGTTCGTGCAGCTTTCGGTGGGCGGCAGCGCGGACGCGCCTTACGGCTTACCGGTGGACGCGCGTGACCTGGAGGAGTTTCTGAGCCACTTGCAGCCGTCGGACCTGGAATTCGCCAAGCGGATGCTGGGCGACATTCGGACGCACGGCCGGCAGAAGTTTGCCGAGCTGGGGCATGGGAAGCAGGGCGGCGGCGGCCGGGAGTTGCCGGCGGTGTATGCCCAGCAATTGGACCGGGGCGAGTTGACGGTGGCGGATTTGGCCGCGCCGGAGCTGAGCCTGGGTGACCTGGCTCAGTATGACCTGAGCCGTTGGGGAGGTAAGTGAGATGGCTGTATTGACGGCGAACAAGCAGCGGCCGGTGAAGCCGGCGCACGGAAACCTGACGACGGCGGAGATCCCGCTGGCGGGGTATACGAACTTCGGCGCGGGCAACACGGGGCACACGGTGCTCAAGGGGTCGCTGGTGGTGAGTGACGTGAGCGACACGGACGGGTATTTCCGGGCGGTGCCGCTGACGTCGAGCGTGGCCATGGCGGCGGGGGATGTGTTCGGCGGGATCGCGGCCGAGCGGCAGGACGTCGGGTCGGGCGACGCGGCCGACGGCAGCGTGACGCTGACGGTGTATCGGAATGGGTTGTGGGGATTCGCGAAGGGCAGTTTGACGCAGGCGGATGCCGGCGCGCCGGCCTACGCGAGCGACGACGACACCATCACGACTACCAGCACCAGCAACCTGTGGGTGGGCTACATCGAAGAGGTCGACGCGACCTACGTGTGGGTGAACATCGAGCCGGCAGTCATGCGGGCCAACAGCGCGACTTAGTGAGGAAGAGGAAGAGGAAGACATGATCACACGCAAGGATATTGCGGCGCATTTGGAGTATGGAGTTCGCTCCGGGTTTCTGAACGGCCGCAAACAGTATACGCCGCTGCGGACGCCGTTCGTGCGCGAGGTGACGAGCGCGGGGGCATTCGAGACGTATGCGGATATGGGCGATCTGCCCTGGCCGGTGCAGAACGCGGGCAAGGAAGGGGCCGGCGGCACTGACCCGCGCACGGGCGCGACGCAGGTGAACAAGATGAACGCGGGTGGGCCGATCACCATCATTGGGGCGGAAGACCGCTCGATGATCGTCTACAACGTGGACTGGGAGATCTCCATCGCCATTGAGCATAACGCCATCGACGACGACCGGACGGGGCAACTGGACGCCTGGGCGCGGGACGCAGGTACGAACTTCGAAAGGTTTTTGGATTTCAAGGCGTTCGACGCGCTGAACCAGGGCGAGTCGACGGCCGCTTATGGGGCGGCGTTCGACGGCCTGTCGTTCTTCAACGATGCCCACGTCTATCCGGGGGCGGAGTATGCCACGGCGCAGGATAACCGGTTTTCGACCCCGCTTGATTTGGATGCCTTCGAGACGGCGATCACCACAGCGGCCGGCTATCGGGACACGCGGGGCCAGCCGTTGGGCAACAACTACAACCTGCTGATCGTGCCGCCGAGTCTGGCGCGGGAGGCGGCGCAGATCTCGGTGAACCCGAACAACGCGGGTACGGCCAACAATGAGATCAATCCGTACAGCGGCCAGGTGCGCACCATCGTGGCCCCCGGCGGCTGGCTGGACACGACGGCGTGGTTTGTGCTGGACGCGAGCCAGACGCAGAAGCCGCTGACGCTACAGATCCGCAAGCGGCCGGAGTTGACGATCTGGGACGACGAGACGCAGGGTAGCGGCGTGCGGTATTTCAAGTGGCACATGCGCGGGGCGATGGCGTATGGAAATTGGTCTCTTGCCTTGCAAGGGAATTCGTAGGAGGCGGGGATGGGCACTTCCAATTTTGATTCGGTGGCGGCCGAGACGTTCGTCGGCAATCTGGTGGGCCAGGTCGCGCCGGTGGCTGCGGCGCGAACGGCGACGGTGAACGGCTCGGGGTCGGGGACGATTGCCGACGCGGGGATGTTGCAGTTCGTGACGGTGACGAGCGACGACGCCAACAAGATCGTGGTGCTGCCGACGCCGACGCCGGGGACGATTGTGATCCTGCGCAATGGCGCGACGGGGTACGAGCTGCGGTCGAGCGCGCCGGCGACGGTGGCGATCAACGGCGGCTTGGGGGCGAACGCGGAGAGCGCTATCGCCGCCAATACGATGGTGATCGCCGTCTGCACGACGGCCACGAGCTGGCAGGCGATCGGCCTGGCGGGGACGACGCTGGCGGCGGTGGAAGCCGCGGCCTAAGCGGTTGCGAACTGGAGGGCATGATGGCGAAGAAACTAGAGGCCAGGGTGCGCGAGGGCTCGCGGCTGCCGACGGTGACGGCGTTTGGCGGCCGTGAGTACGTGCGGAAGCAGTGGCGGCCGGTGCCGGATGAGCAGGCGGATTCGGCCGAGGGGAATCCGTACCTTGAGGTGCGCGAGGTGGACGAAACGGGCGGCGGAGATGTAGCCAAGAGGAAGGCGGCAGTAACGGTTGATGAGCCGACGCCGCCCGCCGATGACGCGGCCGACGAGCCGACGCCGCCTACCGGGAAATCGGCCGAGCCGGAGAAAGAAAGCGAAGGCAAGGAGAAGGCCAGCCGGCGGACGACCAAGAGGGGCCAGTCATGAGTTCGGCCGCGCGCGACTGGGGCGAGCAGCAGCCGGGAAGCTACAGCGAGTGGTGCCTGAATCGGATCGCCTCGGCGCTGGAGACGATGGCGGCGGCAGGCACGGAGGCGCAACCGGATTTGGTGGAGCTGGCCGAGGATTTTCCAGGGCGCGAGCAACTGGCCGAGGCCGGGGTGATCTTTCTGGACGATGTGCCGGCGACGGGTGCAGGCCTGGCCGGGTTGGGGCTGGATGGGATGACGGTCAACCGGATTTTGACGAGGTTGAAGACGGAACGATGAGCGCGCTGACGGATTTTTCGACGGATACGGGGAAGGTGCGGCTGCTGATCAGCGACATTGACGTGACGCGGCCGATCTTCAACGATGAGTCGATTGCGGCGTTTCTGGACCTCGCCGGCGGCAGCATAAAGCGGGCGGCGGCCTCGGCGCTGATGGTGATCGCGGTCAATGAAGTCCTCGTCCAGAAAAGAATTCGCCTGCTTGACCTCTCCACCGATGGGCCGGCCGAGGCGGAGGCGCTGCGAAAGTTGGCGGGGCAGTATCGGGCGGAGGCGGACGCGGAAGAGGCGACGGCGGCGGGCAGTATCGGTTGGCTGGAGTTGCCGACGCAGATCGGGCAGTTCGATAAGCGGACGCCGGAGGCCTGGGGCGCGCTGACCGGGGAGCGGGATACGTGGGCTTAGGGGACGGAAGCGTGCTGGACGGGCTGGTTCACCCGGCGCTGTTTGAGGCGCTGCCGAGGCTGTATCCGACGCTGGTGGAGGTTCAGACGGAGACGCGAACGCGGCGGCCGAACGGCGAGGTGGCGACGACGTGGGCGACGACACTGGTGGCGTACGGGAATCTGGCGCGAGCAGAACGAGCACAGGGTGAATCGCGCGAGCCGACGCAGACGGTGGTGTCGGCGGCATGGGTGTTGAGTCTGGACGGGCATTATCCGCAGATCGAGGTGGAGCAGCGGGTGGTGGCCAAGGGGCAGGTATTTAACGTGTCGCGGGTGATCCACGACAGTGTGGATGGGTCGACGCAACTGGAACTGGAGGAGACGAGGCACTGATGGCGAAGAGCGGCGCGACGGTCCGTGGGGATGATGAGCTGGTGCGCAAGCTGCTGAGGTTGAGGCAGAAGGCGACGCCGGCGCAGGCTCGGGCGGCGCTGATGGCCGGAGGGCTGGTGATTCAGACGGCGGCCGTGCCGAGGGCGCGCGTGAGAACAGGGACGCTGCGCCGGTCGATCCACACGGAGACGGCGGAGACGACGAGCGGCGCGGTGGCTCGCGTGGGAACGAACGTGGAGTATGCGGCGGCGCAGGAGTTCGGGACGAGCCGGATGAGCGGGCAGCCGTATTTGCGGCCGGCGTTTGACGAGAAGAGGAACGCGGCGTTGCAGGAGATGGCGCGGGTGATGAAGGAGATGGTGGCCCCGTGATTGATGAGGGGCTGGTGGCGTTCCTGCGGCAGATGCCGGGTGTGGCGGCGGAGGTGGAGGACCGAATCGGGCCGCGGCCGCTGCCGCAAGGGGAGAAGCTGCCGGCGGTGACTTACAGCGACGTCAGCGACGTGGGCAGCACCAGCAACAGCGGGCCGGATTGCCTGAGCCGTCTGCGGTATCAGATTGACCACTGGGCGGCGACGCGGGGAGAGGCCCGCCGCGTGGAGCGGGCGACGCGGGCAGCGCTGAACGGCTTTCGGGGCCAGTGGCCGGGGGGGCTTCGTATCGGCGGGG